CGAGATCTCTTATGACGGTTCGGGTTCCGGTTATCAGCAGCCGGAAGAATGGAACCCGGTTGAGGAGCTGATCACTTATCTGGATCTGCTCTTTGAACCGGAGGACAAGGTCGCGTTCGTCACAAATGATGTGTGGCAGACCGGGGATGGCAAGTGGGTGCCAGCGAAAGGGCGGTACGACAAAACAGCCGCAGAGCTTACCAGGAGTCTCCGCAAACACCCCGATGACCTCGGCGCCACGATTGGTGACTGGAAGAAGGAGGCGGGCGCGTGGATCCGCTTCAACCCGGTGGACGGGAACGGTGTCAAGAACGAAAATGTGACCGCTTTCCGGTATGCGCTGGTTGAATCCGACACGCTGCCGATTTCCGAACAGGACGCGATGTACCGGAAGCTGGAACTGCCGATTGCGGCACTGGTCCACAGCGGCGGAAAGAGCCTGCACGCGATCGTCCATGTGGACGCAAAGGATTATGACGAATATCGTCAGCGAGTGGATTTTCTGTATGATTTCCTTGAAAAACAAGGCATGGAAATCGATAAGCAGAACCGAAACCCGTCAAGGCTTTCCCGGATGCCGGGGGTGACCCGGAATGGGAACAGGCAATATCTGGCAGCGGTAAACATCGGGCGGAAGTCCTGGACGGACTGGATGGACTTTGTGGAGGGAGAAACGGACGAATTACCGGAGATCCTCTCCCTGGATGAATTCCTGAAGAACCCGCCGACGGTACCGGAAGAGCTGATCCGCGGCATTCTGCGGCGCGGTCACAAGGGAATCCTTGCGGGGCCTTCAAAGGCGGGAAAGTCGTTTGCCCTGATGGAACTGGCTATCGCGATCTCAGAGGGCGGTAAGTGGATGGACCATTTTGAATGTATGAAGGGTTCGGTGCTTTACATCAACCTGGAAATCGACAAGGCCAGCACGATCAACCGGTTCGCCAACATCTACAAGGCGAAGGGGATCAAGCCGAAGCACGCGAAGGATATCGACATCTGGAACCTGCGCGGGTTCGCGGTGCCGATGGACCAGCTGGTGCCGAAGCTCATCCGGCGGATCCGGGACAAGCATATCGACGCGATCATCCTGGACCCAATCTATAAGGTCATCACGGGGGATGAGAACAGCGCGTCGGATATGGGCAGGTTCTGCAACCAGTTTGATAAAGTCTGTACGGCAACAGGGGCGGCGATGATCTACTGTCACCATCACTCCAAAGGGGCGCAGGGCAACAAGAAGGCCATCGACCGGGCGTCCGGTTCGGGTGTGTTTGCCCGCGATCCTGACGCTCAAATCGACCTGATCGAACTGGAACTTTCGGATGATGTGCGGAGCAATGTTCAGGACAAAGGCTGTACCGCATGGCGGATGGAATTCAGCCTGCGGGAGTTCCAGAGCCCGCCGCCGCTGAACATCTGGTTCGATTATCCGCTGCATCGTATTGACGGTACGGGGACGCTGCAGAGTGCTTATGCACAGGGTTCCAAACAGGCGAATCTGGCCAGGAGCGGGAAGCGGAACAGCACTCCGGAGGCGCGCAAGCAAGAATTTGACAATGCTTATGATGCCTGCAATTTGGGAGATGAGCCGGTAACGCTTAGGGCAGTAGCAAATTACCTGGGACTGAATGAACGTACGGTTCGGGAACGCATCGATAAATATGAGGATTATTACATAAAATATGGTGCTGTTTTCAGAACTGAAAAAAAGTGAAAAATTGCGGAAAAAAGGAGAATTCTCCTATATTCCGCAATTTGCGGAAATTGAAAAAAGTTCCTTTCCGCAATTTCCGCAAAATGAGGAAAAAAGGAAGATTTTCCTATATTCCGCAATTTGCGGAAAAAAGGAAGTTTTTCCTATATTCCGCAAAATGAGGAAAAAAGGAGAATTTACCTATATTCCGCAAATTGCGGAAACCCCCTCCCTTAAAAGGGAGGGTTAAAACCTCCCTCCCTTTCAAGGTGAAGGGGGTTTCGCAAAAAATTGAGGTCTGAAAAACTTCAAAAACGTTCTAAACGGAGTTTATTAGAACATGAAATTCTTTTTAGCGATGGAACCACCAACGGTGACGGCCCAGATGCACAAGGTGACTGTCCGGCAGGGAAAGCCGGCTTTTTACGACACGGTGCAGCTCAAACAGGCACGGGCTCAATTTATGGCAGCGCTGAAACCGGAGGCGCCTGCGAAACCGCTGGAAGGACCTGTGCTTCTGAGTGTGATGTGGGCTTTCCCCACGAAGACCCACAAGGAGGACGAGTTCCGGATCACCAGACCGGATACGGACAACCTGCAAAAGCTGTTCAAGGACTGCATGACAAAGGCGGGTTTCTGGCTGGATGACGCTCAGGTTTGTGTGGAGATCGTCACGAAGCGCTGGACACGGAAAACTCCGGGGCTGCTGGTGATGGTGGAAAAGTTATGAGGAGTCAGTGGTCAGGATTCAGGGGTCAGGATTCAGGATTCAGGGGGCAGGAATAAGGAGCAAGGAAAATGGAAAAAATTTGCCGGAATTGTGAGTTTTACTGGCGGTATGTGTGTCAGGTGCCGCTTTACGAGGAAGGTCATTATGTCGGCTCGCGGCCGGTCAAAGAGACTGACTGCTGCAGCCTGTTTGAACCGGCGAAGGAGAGTGAAAAATGAGCAATGCGAATTTTTATGGACGTGTTGACCGGCGGATACCGGTCAATGCGGTGCCGATCACTGTACAGGACAGTTTTGAACAGATCTACAGCGAGTTTACGGAAGTCCGGAAGCGGGACAGGTCGGTGATTGAAGCGCAGACTGCATCCGCCGCTTATCGGGGACTGGATGCAGCTGATCAGGTTCGGATCGACAGCTGCCGGCAGGCGCTGATCAAGAAGGTCGGGACAAACTTCGGCGAAGTCAGTGCGAATCAGATCCTGACGCGGCTGGGGATCTTTTTGATCAAGGCGGGAATCAGGGGTCAGGATTCAGGGGCCAGGATTCAGGGGCCAGAGACCGGGGAGCAGCTGAGGCCGGGAATGAAGAAGGGAGAATTGGCGGAGAGCTAACCGCTGATCGCTATTTTTGAGATCGTGCCGTGAGGGATGTACCCTCAACGGTTTATCGGGGCAGGCAAATCAAATCTACAGAAAGGTGGGAGTACTCCTCGCCCAAAAAAACGGTGAGCCTGCATATTGTCCACGCAGGCGGGATGCCACCGAGTCCGCGTCTGCAAAACAAACATCGGGGAAAATCAAAATATTTTAGAAAGGGTCGGCGTTACCCCTTGCCGACGTAAAACAAAAATATTTACAGTTTTGCATGGGATGTGTTCCCGAGTCCCGTTTTTGGAGTGATGATGAATGATTTGATTCGACGAGAAGATGTGATTGAGTTATTAACTTCGAGAATTTTATCATCAAAAGGAGTTTTCGGCGACTTGGGCGGTGCAGTTAGCGGAGTGAGAGAACTCATTAAAGTTATGCCACCCGCAGAACCAGAGGAAGAAATTATCCGATGCGAGAATTGCAAGTGGTGGGATAGATTGGAAGACGGGCATCCGTACGGGTATTGCCGTGCTTGCCGAAGTGGAACACATACCGAACGTTGGGAAATCAGCATTTACCGACAAAACAGGTACGACTTTTACTGCGCTGATGCAGAGCCGAAAGAAAACGAGGATGACGATGAATGATTTGATACGCAGAGAAGATGCGATTGATGCGCTGAAAAAGTACGAGGAATTGGAGTCAAATAATTTTACAGACACGAGTCCTATCAGCATGATGACAGTTGCTACGATCGCTAATTGTATCGAAGAAATTGTTAACTTACCATCCGCAAAGCCAGAGCGGAAATGGATTCCATTCACAATGCGTGAATTAACAAAAGAGGAAAAAGAAGAACATCCAGAATGGAATTACATAGTGGACTGTATATTACCTGATGACGGCGAAGAAATTCTTGTGTCAAACGGTAAATTTATTTGGAGTGACACATTCGTAAATGATGGTGACGGTTGTTATTTAGATAGCGACACAGAACTTGATGGATGTGCATGGATGCCGTTGCCAGAACCTTGGAGAGGTAAGTGATGATAGGAATCGTATTAAGTTTATTGGGTGTAGTTTGTACTTTATCGGCAATTTGGGTACAGCTTTGTCACATTGAAGCGGTATTGACCATCATTGCTAAAAATGACGGAGATAACTGGGAGTGGAAAAAAGATGAAGACGTTGGATGAGGTATTAGAAGCAATGACAAACGAGATTTGTTTGAGTACGAAAGCTGATTGTTGGGAAGTACCAGTCGATTTATATGGAGTCATTGTCCATTACCTACACGAGTACCGTTCCGATAAGCTCCAATGGGAGGTCGACCGGAAGCTGTGGGTGAATAAGCAGGAACAGGTTGGCGAGGCACGGCAGAAGTACATTGACAAGCTGAAAGAACTGGAAATCGGTACGCTGAATGACCCGCTCACTTGGGACGAACTCAAGCAGATGGAAGGGAAGCCTGTGTGGGTGGAGGCATTGTTATATAAAAAATGGGCAGTCATCGGATATGTCGGAGAAAACTATATACGATTCGAAGGTGTAAATCTTTATGCACCAGAAAGTCGCACATATATGGGTGCGGAAGATGGATGGCAAGCCTACAGGAAGGAGAGGAGTTCCGCGGGATGAGGGGCCGCACATGGGCACAGGCACTACTGTGCAGAATTCGAGAGACGCACATGGGGACAGGCAACTGTGTCGCGAAGCCGACACAGTTGCCAGTCCCCATGTGCTTCGGGATTTGCAAGTGCTTTGGGATAAGGAGGAATGATGGAACTTGAGAAGAGCTTCGCAAAAAATGCGAAGTTTGCGAAGTTGAAAACGTACAAGCTGAAAGGGGATGATTTCGGGACGCTGTGTATCTGCGCGATCCGGTACTGTCAGGGGCGGCAGACGTATATGCCGTCACTGGTGCGGGAGATCATCATACCGCATTTGGCTGAGCTGGATGACAAGTCGCTTGGTGTGATGATTGAGGATTGTGCATTTCAGCGGCGGTATGACCTGTACGGAGACGAACGGATCGACAAAAAAGGGTGGCTGGACTGGGAACAGCTGCTGATTCAAGAACAAAAGAGGAGGTGTAAATGACAGGGAACGAATATCAAAAACTGGCAAGCCGGACAATCGGACAAAACATGACAAGAATGGACCGGGAATATCATGCGCTGCATGGAATGGTCAGTGAGATCGGGGAATTACACGGGATCTATCAAAAGCGGTATCAGGGGCATCATGAAAACGGCGATGAGCACCGCAAGAAAGAGCTTGGAGATTTGCTCTGGTTCATTGCGGAGTATTGCACTGCTTCCGGTTGGGAACTGGAAGAAATCATGCAGCTGAACATTGATAAGCTGAAAGCGCGTTATCCCGATGGGTTTTCCGCAGAACGTTCCGAACGCAGAGCAGAAGGGGATATATGAGCAATGATGAACTTTTGTCAAAGATCCGCCAATGTCTGGAACAGATCAATACCGCAAACATTGGATTTATTGGAGCAATATAACGGGAAACAGGTATAATAATTTCATGATTGAAACACTGCAAACCATCACAAAAGTATCGTTTTGGGGCTTTCTTGCCCTTGTCGCTGTCAGTCTTCTGATACTGGGCGCATACTTCCTGTATGTTACCCTCATTGCCATCCGGAGACCGAAGAAATGATCGAAGAGCTGGCCGCCGTTGGTGCTGTTGGCTTGTTCTTCATCATCGGTTCTCTGATCCTAATCATTCTTTGGGAGATTTTCAAATGACTAATGCTGAAATGCTTCGCCGTATTGAAATGGTGCAGGGCAGGATGCTTGCGGAGGGTCTGCGCTGGGGCCGTGTTGTCATCGAGCTGGGGCAGAACGGCGAAGCGAGGCATGTCAATTCTACGCTGGAGGTGATCCCGGAGAATTATCGGAAGAATGAGGAAGTGAGAAGTAAGAATTGAGCTGACAGGTGAAAATTGTGATATAATACAGCTAACGAAGACTTTGAGAGATAAGCGCGTTGACCCTGGTGTTGGCGCGCTTTTTTTATTTACCGGAGGTGTGTTATGAGTGAATCGGAAAAGAATTACATGATTCGTGAAGTAGAAAGCGGTAACGCGAAGTTTCAGTATGTTCAGCCGAGATGGCGCAGCTGGGCGATGTGGCTTTCCGTGCTGGGTGCACTGTGGACGATCGCTTCGGCGCTGGGTCTGCCGGAAAAGTGGGGAATTGAGGAAGGGACGTTCAAGACGATCGTGGACAGCCTGGGCGTGATCCTCATCAGCTTCGGGATTTTGAATAATCCTACGGATCCGGAAAATTTCTGATGAAAATCAGGGGTCAGGATTCAGGATTCAGGGGCCAGTGGCCGGTGAGGTGTTGAGATGGAAAAGGTCTGGCCGATTCTCTGGGAGCTTTTCAAACTGGGGGTCATTCCGCTTTGTCTGTGGCTGTTTCAGCGTCAGGTGGCGGAGCGGGATGACCACAGGGAGAATGAGTATACTGAGCGAAAACGGGAGCTTGACGCGCAGCAGAAAAAGAATACGGAAATTCAATTCCTGATGATGGAGCGGATCGATTCTCTTTCCGACCTTACCCAGATGATGGCGAAAAAGCTCCATGACGCGGGGATCATTAATGGCGATCTGGAGCACATGAACCAGAAGTATGAAGGGCTGAATTCGGATTATGAGAAGTCGATCAAGAATTTGGCCCTGAAGGTATTGAACAGAACGTCACAGAATTGAAAATTTCGGCTTTTTCCTGTTTTGTGTAAAGTTGTAAGGGTATGGGCTTAAAAACGCCACAGTGACCCACAGGAGCGCAGATTTATGGATTATCGACAACCTTTTGAAGGAGAATATCCGATAACACAATGTTTCGGGGAGAAAATCACGGATCCGAAGGGGCACACGGGGATTGATTATGGTCTGCCGCTGAATACGCCGGTTTTGGCTGCGGCGGATGGCGTTGTGCATCATGTCGGGTTTGCTGAGAATGGGTATGGATATTATATCGTGCTGAACCATGAGGATGGGCGGAAGACGCTTTATGCTCATTTGGAGCACACGATGGTTGTGAAGACGATGCATGTCCGGCAGGGGGAGCAGATCGGACTGTCGGGGAGCACGGGAAATTCTACGGGTCCGCATCTGCATTTTGAGATCCAGCAGAACGGGAAGGCTGTGGACCCGATGCCGTTTTTGAAGTGTGTGATGGCAGGGGCCAGTGGTCAGTGGTCAGTGGCCAGTGGCCAGAGGCCAGATACTGACAGTCCCATAAAGGAACAGTCCCCGAAGGTGCTGAAGGGTGCGGAGGCTTTCAAGGCGGGGGAGACGGTACGGATCGTGGCGCCGCTGGGTGCTAAGGCGTTTTTCCGCGGGTTCGATGACCGGACGACGTTCCAGATGGGGAGCCGGTTCCATTACACAGGCCGCACTACTGAGCGGAATGGCTACACCTATATGGAGGTGATTCCGCTGACGGTTCCGATGTGGGTTGCGGTGAATGACGGTGATACGCAGATTCTGGATCGTGATTAGTGGTCAGTGGACAGTTGTCAGTGGTCAGTAGATAGTGGTTAGCTGTCAGGAGTTGGCGGGTAGTGAATGATGAGAATCTTATTCCGAATTCAAAACGAACTCCGAGCGAACTCCGAGAAATTACAAAAAAAGGAGGGATCGCGTCCGGTGTTTCGCGGCGGAAACGGAAGGCTGTGAGACAGGCTGTTCTGGATGCTTTGTATTCTGATGCGCCTTCCGGGGGGACGGAGATGGAGGCGGGAATCGCGGCGACGATTCGCCGATGGCAGGAAACGGGTGACCCGAAATGTTTTGATATCCTGATGATCTACGC